TTCCAATCTCACATCACCTAGGGGTTTGACTGATTAACATATTAGTCAACACCGAAAGGCGATCACCGAGGCTAGTCACTTGGCTAGCCATTGTTCGATCCTATTGAGGAGTTCATGATGTTTTCTCTATGGAAGAGAATTCTTTTCTGAACCTTGATAAGTGTCTCATCGCTAAGTGGGGAAATTAATTCTTCCCACTGTAAGATTAGCTCATTATCAAGCTGACTCCAGGGATTCGTAAGGATGGAAGACTTGGGTATTATTACCCTGTCTCTTACATCTTTAAGATGGTCCTTGAAGCCCTTGTAATAGCGGAGGAATTTGAAGACATCTACGTTGTTGATTGATGAGCTTTCACGCTCAGAACCAGCACCGGCTGTTTTCATACTTATGTGACTTTCTTCTTTAAGAATGTCTATTAAGTACCCTCTATTACTTCGAATTAGTTTCTTATGATACAGCCTCACATATCTGCGAGGCCCGATCTCTGAATCACTAAGGATTCTTTGAAATAGCTTTTTGTCCCTGATGTTATCATCACACATTAGCATTGAAAATTCCCTTTGCTCTGCCTGAGAGCTCCGGTTCAGATAAATGACTAACAGCAATCAGTCAATCTGGTTGACGTCGTTAACATCTAACTCGAGAGCCTTAAATTTGAGGTTACCTGATTCTTCACGGATAAAGAATTTTCTCTTTTCCATGTCGAATAGCGCCCAATGAGGCACGTCGACTGAAGTCATCTTATTGTAGATGAACTCAGGTACTTGTCAATCTTCAATCGAAGTATAGTACCACATCAGTAGTGCGGCAGTGAAACTCCTATCAGGAGTGCTCAGTTTGGTTAGCTGAGCAGGAGCAGATATTTCTTCGGACGGAATGTACCTATTGATATGTTTTCAATAGAACAAGCCGCGGTTTGTTCTCCATAGATTATAGTCTATAGGTGAAACCTCTTTTCCATTACGGAAAAGCCTCTTGGCGATTTCGTAAGGTTTCTTTTCTTCATAAGGCCATATCGTGTCTTGGTTATTGTAATCAATACCAATTTCACCTAATATGTCGATATAAGATAACGAAACCTCATAGTCGAAAATGACTATGTCGTCAC